GAACGGGCCATCAGGCATCATTCTGAACTCGATGCCGCAGACCGACCAGGACATCAGCATCCTGGTGACCGACAGGTTGGCGATCTCGGATGTCTGCTACATCGAGAAGGTGGGTGGGTACGTCGGAGGTAAGGGCGCCCCGGGCAGCTCGATGTTCAATTTCGGCTACAACGTCGGATTCCTGCACGGCCTGATCGCAGCGTCTAAGACCCGGGTGATCGAGGTGCCGCCACAGCGCTGGCAGAAGACAATTGGGGTCGGCAGCAAAGCCACACACGGCGCCAAGTGGAAGAGCCACCTAAAGGGTATTGCTCAGCAGCGCCAACCCCGACAGGTGATTACCCTCAAGACCGCAGACGCTGTGCTAATCCTGGAGCACGCCATGATTGCGGAGGGACTCAAATGAGCAAAAAACAAACTAAATCAGAAGAAACATTCCGCCTCACACTCAAAGGTCTTCTGTCTATCTATCTACAAGAGGCAAAAGCAAGTGAGGTTTACAACGCAATCGAACTGTATTGCCGCCGTAACGGCATGGGAATCGCAATCAACGAAAATAACACATTGGATTTTGTGCAAATGCAACAAGTGGAGGAAACCAAATGACTAAAGAACAAACAATTCAAGCAATAAAAGTGATGCAGGGGTTTGTTGATGGGAAGGAAGTGCAGTATAAATTGCCTGACAGTAAATGGCCTCCAACGGATAATCCGGCTTGGAATTGGTTTTCCAACGAATACCGAATCAAACCCACCACTGTCCTCCACCCGTGGACTGCGGATGAGGTTCCGCTGGGGGCGTGGATGAGGCATAAGCAGGATTTATCACACCGATGGGTGGTAACTGACACAGGGGATGAACTTTGGCGACGAGCTTGGTTTGAAGACAACGAACACTCCATCGACAAGGGCGTCACATGGCTCCCGTGCGGGGTGATGGAGGAGGGGAAATGAGCGCACCAATCAACGACGGAGGACCGGCGTTTCCAAGTGAAAAAGAGTGGGGCATGACCCTCCGCGACTACTTTGCCGGGAAGGCGATAGAGGCATTGATTGTCAGAGGATGGGGCTTAGAGGCTGCATCTGGTAAGGCTTATGAAATAGCCGATGAGATGATCAAGGCGAAGAACCGAAAATAACCACTTCACTCAATATACCAACTTCACCAAACACTGAAACATAAACAACAAATGAAAGGCACAGTGAACAAATACAAAGTAATCAAAGTGGGTATTCATAAATGGATTCTCCGCCCAAACAATGGCCGCGAAATCGCTCCTGCTCTGACCGATATCGTGAAGGAGTTAAACCTACTTCTCAAAGAGCGCGACAACGCTCATGCGCGACTGAGGCGTCTGGAGATAACCGGAAACCAAATGTTGTCTGGTATCACAAGGACTGAGGCGGAACGTATCTGGAACGAAGCAAAGGAGGCCAAGCAGTGAGAGACAATTATTTCCAGTGGCCAATTCTGATCCTACCTCTCGGTTTGGGGTTTGTTATCGGTATGTTGCTCGGAATAATATCAACCAACAGCACATGGAGAGCGTCAGCGGTGAAGACAGGCCATGCTCAATGGGTTGCGAACGAACGTGGAGAAGCAGAGTTCAAATGGAAGGAGTGCAAATGAGCCAACTCAACAACATAGGTATTCTTGAGATGATGCGTGAAACACCTCCGCCAACGTGGGAGCAGACCTGCCTCAAGCTGTCCTCTGATCTAGCTGATTCACGCCAGCACGTCATAGAACTCGAAAACCGTCTCCGCGCTCTGTGGGACAAGCTAGAAGGTGAGCGCAAGTATTACATGGAGCATCTCCAGTTGAATGAAGAACTCGTTTCTGAAATTGAGCGGGAGAACGAGCGGTTGAAAGAGCAGAACAAACGGCAAAATGAAGCGATTGATTCGCTGCGTGAAATGTATGCGAAGGAGGCCAATCCGTGAAAACCTCAACCGAAACACTGATCGCAGCCATGCGGATATTGTCTCAGGATATTCAATCCGACGATGGCGCCGCTAACGCGGCAGTCGCTGAAGCAGGGGAGCGACTAGCGGAACAGCATATGCGCATCGCCAAACTAGAGCAGGAAAACGACGCCATGCGAGCGGATCTGCTGCTGTGGGAAGAGAAGGAGGCTAAGCCGTGAGCCATCTTGTCAACGCCAACAAAAAGGTCGGAAGCAAAACCCCGCGCACAGACCGACAGCCGGTTGTCACCGTGGCGTTCCAGCACTTCGTGAAGGTTGGCTTCGCCCGTCAGCTAGAGAGGCAACTGGCTGGCGCGAATAAGCGCATCAAAGAACTCGAAGCCAAAGTGAACGAGTTGAACGACCTCAAGAAATGGTTGGAGGGAAGATGAACGTACCAATCGGACCAGCCGCATTCATATTCAAGCACAAGCGAACCGGCCAGATTGTCGTCGTACCCAACGAACGATGGCATGAATTGTACGACAAGAAGGACGACTGGGAACACACTGCGAGCGTGAATGCTTGTGGTGCACTTCAGTACATCATCGACGCCAAACCGGCTGAACGGAAACGATACATCAAGTCACTTACGGAGGGGCCATGAGCATCAAACACTTGCACGAACTGCCACCCGATCACCGATTGCGAAACATCGCCATTCAGGACATCGACATTCGCATTCGATGCCGTCACACCGGCGCCACCCGTGACCCTAGGACTTGGAAGATCAAGGCAGATACATTCAACCGCCTCGGCGACACTTGGAAAACCAACTTCGACTTCATCATCCAATGAGAACCGCAAAAGAGATTCAAAGAGAAGGCAACGGCCACTATCGGTTCCGGAAAGGCGAGATCTCCGAGATCGTGGCAGCAACCAAGGCCAAGAAGGTGGAATACACGTCCTACTGGACACGCAAACGCGGAAAGGCAACCAAGTGACCGACAAGAAGACCATCGAGACCATGATGGAATACGGCGGCAGCTTTGTGCGGAAACTGGGTGCCGCGGCACTGGTGGCCGACACGGACAACCTGGCGAAGATCAAACAGACATGGCCCGACTACTGGGCGCAGTACAGCCGGATGGCTAAACAGCTTTCGGAGGTCGAAAAGCAGGCCTCGAAATAACACAACAACAACGACAACACAGCAACACATGGGAATCACAGTCACAAGCAACAAGGGCGGCGGCAACTTCGAGCCGTGCCCGGAATACACAGGCCGCGCGGTATGCGTCGACATTACGCCGCTCAAGGCCTACGAAACGCAGTATGGCACCAAGCAAAAGTTCAAAATCGCATTCGAGCTGGACCTGATCGACAAGAGCCGCAACCCGGTGCAGCCCTGGGTGGTCATGACAGCCCCAATGACCGCCAGCCTTCACGAAAAGGCAGGCCTCACCCGGTTCCTTAAGGACTGGTACGGCCGAGCCCTTACCGCGGAGGACACCAACAGCCTCAACCTCGACAACCTCATCGGAAAGCCTGCCACCGTGGTGATCGTCCACGAGAAGAGCCAGGACGGCACCAAGACGTTCGCCAACATCAAGCTCATCATGCCCCACAAGGTCGGTGAGCCATTGAAACCATCGGGCCTATGGGTACGCCTGGAGGACAGGCCGCCCAAGGACGAGCAGGGGCAGCCCCAGGCGCCCGCCAAGGTCGACCTGACCAATGTGCAGGTGCACGTCGGCAAGTTCAAAGGCACGGCGATCTCCGATCTCACCGAGTCGGCCGTCAACGGCCTGGCCGAGGTGTGGATTCCGAAAGCCATGGCCAACAAGGACATCACGGCCGAGGACAAGCGCCTCATTGCCGCGGTCAACGCCCGCCTCGAAGAGATCAAGGCCAACAAGGAGATCCCTTTAGATGACATCCCTTTCTAAGGCCAAGCCCAAGAAGGTCTACATGAAGGTGGCACCGATGGTGCCTCAGGTGGTCCAAATGCGCTCCGAGGGTATGACCCTGCAGGAGATCGGCAACAAGCTGAACCTGTCGCGCCAACGGATCCATCAGGTCATTGCGTCGGCCAAGGAGATGGAAGAGATCACGGCCATCTGGGGCTTCCCGTTCTCCAACCGCACCTTCCGCATCCTGCAAGATCTCTGCATTCACACCAAGGAGGAGGCCATGGCCCTCTACAAGAGCGGCCACCTGTACCCGGGAGCCGTCTGGTCATTCGGCTGGAAGAGCTACCGTGAAATCTGCGAATGGCTGGAAGTCGAGCCAT